CCAGATTTAAAGAATGCCAAAGGTGATGTGTCTGGAACAGTGACTGTTAGTGGTAGCCATTCAGCAGGTGATACCACCATTGATATAACAGGAATAACAGGCACACTAAAGGCAGGTGATTTTGTAAAGTTTGGTGGTCATTCAAAAGTATATATGGTTGTAGAAGATGCAACAGGCGATAGTTCTAATGATGCTACAATAACTATTGAACCACCACTGCGAAGTGCCTTAACCGATACCGAAAGTGTTACTTATGACGGAGTACAATTTACAGTTAGACTAACTAATGATATTCAGCAATTTAATACAGGGGATTTAGATTTATATAGATTTGAAGTTGATTTCATAGAGGCGTTGTAATGGCTAGAGGATTATCTTCAGCACTTTTAACAGAATTAGCCAATCAAAATATTAAACCAATACTATTGGTTGAAATGTTATTTCCTACTCCCCAAAGAGTGACTAATCATTATAAAAATGTAGTTCATAATACTAATACCTATTCTGCTAGTGGGCATTTACTAAATATTTCATCAAAGTCAGAAAGTGCAGAATTAGATGTTGCCAATTTTACAGTTAAACTATCTGCGGTTGATAGTGCTTTTACTTCAATCTTATTAAATAACAATGTCAGTAATGATGAAGTTAATATTGATATTGGATTATTAAACAATACTGATGCCTTAATAGATACATACGAATTTGATAAAGGATTTATTGAAAGTTTTAGAATTAATACCAATAATGGCACAATAGATTTAATTTGTACTTCTCATTTTTCTGATTTCAGCAGAATAGCAGGTCGCAAGACTAATGAAGGTAGCCAACAAAGATTTTTCCCTACCGATAGAGGTTTTGAATTTGCAGGATTAACAGTTCAAGATATTCTTTGGGGTAGAAGTAATTGATTGATGAGGTTATTAGGTTTTTTCAATCTTTTGACCGATACAAAGATACTTCAACAGAATTACTCAATTTCAAATTAGAACCTAGTATTAGTTTAAATCAATATAAAATATTTGGTCATCAAGAAATAACAGGTTTTATGAATTGGGCGTATCTTAATGATGTGATGAAATTAAAGTTTACTAATCACGGAATTATTGACTACGGAAATTGGAAATCTGGTGATAATTTATGCTTCGTTCATTTACTTTGTAGAAAAGATTTGAGAGATATGATTAATTGGGCAAAGAAACATTTTGGTACTGAAATGCAATATGATAAAGAGGTTGTCTGGATTAGAATAAATAAAGATATAGAGAAAGTGATGAGAATTAATAACAAATGGGTGAGGTAGTAGATTTTATAAAAGATGTGACACAAAAGGTTGTGTCTTGGTTTATTGATATCCCAGAAATTCCAGATACTCCAGAAGTAGAGGAAATTAGAGGTACTCAATTAAACAAACAATCTAATAATGCTCAAATCCCTGTTATTTATGGTGAACGTCTAGTCGGTGGTACACGAGTATTTTTAGAAACATCTGGAGCAGATAATCAATATTTGTATGGAGTATTAGTCTTATGTGAAGGTGAAATTAATGGAATTACTGAAGTTCAAGTTAATGATGATGTAGTAGGTTTCAGTCACATTTACGTTGATGTTTTTACTAATCAGTTCACTATACAATCTAACGATAGTAAGTACGGAACAACAATACAAATCCAACCATTTTATGGAACAGATAATCAACCTGTATCTAGTCTTTTATCACCATTAAGTAATTGGACTTCCAATCATAAATTATCTGGAGTTGCCTATGTTGCATTTCGTTTTGAATGGGACAGTGATAAATATACAGGTATTCCTAATATCAAAGTAAAAGTACAAGGTAAAAAAGTATCTACATTTGATAGTGGCGGAAATGAAACAACAGGCGTTTATTCCACTAATCCTGTTTGGTGTTTATTAGATTTTTTAAGAAATGAAAGATATGGAAAAGGCATAGCCGATAGTAATTTAGATATATCTAGTTTTTATACCGCATCTCAAATAGCTGAAACACAAGTCACAGAATATTTTGAAGCAGGTAGTTCCATTAATTTATTTGATTGTAATGCGGTTATTAATACCAACAAAAAAATTATAGATAACGTCAAAGTATTCCTCAAAGGTATGCGAGGATTAATGCCTTATGTTCAAGGTAAATTTAAATTAATTATAGAAAATTCTGGAACTGCAACATTCACCCTTAATGAAGATAATATAATAGGTGGTATTAAATTAGAAAGTGAACGCAAAAATGAAAAATACAACCGAGTATTAATTAACTATATTAATCCAGATAAGAACTACCAAGCAGATACAGTCGTTTATCCAGAAACAGATGCAGAACATCAAACATTAAAAACTGCTGATGGTGGATTTTTACAAGAAGCAAATGTCACTTTAGATACTATTAGTTCACCTTATCAAGCATTAGAATTTGGTAAAATTATTTTAAACAGAAGTAGAAACAATCTGAAATTATCTTTAAGAGCAAATTATCAAGCATTAGATTTGGCTATTGGTGATATTGTTAATGTGACTTCTTCAATTTTAGGAATGACTAATAAACCATTTAGAGTCAGTGGTATGTCTTTAAATGCTGATTTTACTGCTAGTCTATCTTTACAAGAACATCAAGATAGTTGGTATGTATGGGAAGAAAACCAAGAAGTCGCAACCATAGGTGATACAAACTTTCCAGACCCTTTTATTATCCAACCACCTGCTTCATTAACATTAGATGATATTATGGTGGAATATAATGATGGTAGTGTTTTGACAAGATTGTCAGCAACTATTGGTGCATCAACAGATAAATTTGTTAGTGAATATGAAGTAGAGGCAAAACAAACTTTAGATAGGAATGGTGTTGCGGTTGTAGATGAATTTAGAGTTATTGGTAGAGGTACTGCATTAGAATATTTTTTATTGAATGCCATTGATGGTGCAGAGTATCAAGTACGAGCAAGAGCAATTAATAGCATTGGAGTTAAATCTACTTATGTGACTGCATCAAGAATTATTGTTGGGCAAACCGAAGTTCCTAGTGATGTCACAAACTTTTCTATCAATGTAGTGGGCGACCAAGCATTATTATCTTGGTCAGCTATTCCAGACCTTGACCTTGACTATTATCAAATCAGATTTAGTACCGATACAATTACTCCTTCTTGGATAAATTCTTTTGATTTAGTAGATAAAATTGGGCGACCTGCCACTTCAATTACTGTTCCACTTAAAACAGGTAGCTATCTCATTAAAGCAGTGGATAAATTAGGCAACCAATCTGCTAATGAAACTATTGTCACTACTAATATTTCTAGTGTTAATTATGTAGCTGATACTACTATTAACGAACATACAGGATTTACAGGAACTAAAAGTGGCGTTTCTTTAGTCACTATTAATGGAACTAATTATATTGGATTAACTGCAACAGGAACTGTGGGGGTTAGCACAACAAGAGTACCTGCCACTGGAACTTATGAATTTACGAATACCATTGATGTTGGAGCAAAATTAAAAGTTAATTTTACTGCTACAGTGAAACAATTTACTCAAGATGTATCTGAGTTTTTTGATGGTGGCAGACCAGATAGTACAACCTTAATAGATGATGGCAGACCTTCGCCTTTTGATGGTGCATCTGGTGGAAATGCTCATAGTTTATTAGAGGTAGCTACCTCAGATGATAATGTGACTTATTCTGCATATAGTCAATTTGTTGTAGGTGAATATGTTGGTAGATATTTTAAATTCAGAGTAAAGTTTTTATCTGATGATTTAAAAGCAAGGTCATTGATAGAAGAATTATCTGTATCATCAACCATTCCTACTAGACGAGAAAGCGGAAATGATATTGCAAGTGGTACAGGTGGCAAGACAGTCACTTTCACTTATCCATTTAAAGTTAATCCTGCTTTGGGTATCTCAGCACAATCTTTAGCTAATGGTGACTATTATGTCATTACAGGAAAGAGTACATCTCAATTTACCATTGAATTTTTCAATTCTTCCGATACAAGTATAGACAGAACTTTTGACTACATAGCTGAAGGAGTAGGACAAGTAATAACATAATGAGCCAAGTATCACAAATAACCATTGATAACCAAGCATTTGCTACATTCCGTAGTACAATGAACGCTAGTTTTTCAGCATTAAATTCTGGTCATATTGGCAGTTCAAGACCAAGTTCAGCAGAAGCAGGTACTATTTGGCTAGATAATTCTGTGGCTAATACAATCACTATGAAGCTATTTGACGGAACAGATGATTTAACTTTATTCTCTGTTGCCACTGATACCAATGTAGTGACCTTACCTGCTACAGTGACAATAACGGAAGCTGACCCAACAGCTATCCCCTTTGCGATTGCGTTAGGATAAAAATATGGCAAATAATTTTTCAGTAATAGAAACAACTCTGACAGATGCAACAAGCACTGATATTGTATCTACAACTGCTAACAAACAGATTGTAGTCGGATTAAATATTGCGAATACAGGAACATCATCTATTGATGTAGATATTGTTTTAAATGATGGCTCAAATAACTTTAATGTAGTTAAAGATGTATCAATTCCTGTTAATTCTAAAGTAGAAATAATTAAAGGAAAGTTAGTTCTAGGAAGTGGATATTCACTAACTGCTCAGTCAAGTGCATCTGGTGGTGATTGCGATATTATCGTTTCCCTACTAACTGATGTAGCTTAATGAGTGCCGATACAAACGATATTTATTATGTAGGTAGCAGAGCAGGAACAGATGATGTTGATGTTCTACATAAATCAACAATAACAAAATCCCTAGTTATCCCCTCCGATAGTAATGCCTTAATGGTAGGCACAGTCACTATTGAGGGAACAATAACAGTAGATGGAACATTGGTGATAGTATGACAATAGAATTTGACGGACAGAATAATAAATTAGGAACAACCACTGCTGATAGTGTCACGATTAAAACAAATGACACTGATGCAATCACTGTTGATACATCTCAGAATGTACTAGTAGGTAAGACTACAACCACTAGAACTGATGTAGGTTCTGAAATGCGACCTAATGGTTTTATTCGTGGTACTAGAGAAGATGGTCATCCTTTTGATGTTGTAAGAACTAATAGTGATGGCGATATAATGAAATTTTATAGAGATGCAGGACAAGTCGGACAAATAACTGCATATACCACTGGCATATCAATTAATCTCGGTGGTACAGGTAGTGCCAATGCCTTAGATGATTATGAGGAAGGTACTTGGACACCTATATTTAAAGGTGATGGTGGCGACCCTACTTGTACTTATGATATTCAAGGTGGAAAATATATTAAAATCGGACAACAAGTAACAGCTTGGTTTACTTTAGGAACTGATGCTTCTAGTGGAGGTAGTGGAAATTTGAGAGTTGGTGGAATACCATTTACACCAGACCCAAGTGGAGACTATGGTGGAATACTTACATCTGAATATGGTTTTGCTACCACAGGAACTATTAAAAGATTAGGAAATGGAAATGCAAATGGTGTAAGAGTTGATGATGATGAAGGTACTGCTGTCACAGTTTCAATCTTAGGTACTGGAACTAATGATAACAGATTATTTGGTACAATAGTATATTATACAGCATAAGGAGTAAAACAATGGCAATAACAAAAGAAACACAAATCGCTAAAATAGAAGTCGTAGGCGAACACAAAGCTGTGCAAATTGCTACTGATACAGTCATCAAAGAAGATGGTGTAGAGTTATCAAGAAGCAGACACAGAAAAGTAGTTCACCCAGACCAAGATATTACAGGCGAAGATGCAGAAGTACAGGC